AGAAAGATACAGGGAACAGATATTGGTTTAGTTCAGGAACATGGAGTGCAGGCGCATGAGCCAAGAATACTATGACCATCTAAACAATGGGGAAACATATACTTGTGACAGATGCAAGACAGCAAAACTAGGAGCTCACGAATATGACCAATACATCAAGTTTCAATATCACTACTGTGAGCCATGTTGGAACTATATGAGACTAAAGAAAGGCACTTGCACTTGTGGCAGTACCATGACCAACAGAAGTGAAACAGAGAAAATCTTAATAAAGTGTGGTTGTGGAAAAGAGGTTGAGTTAGAATAATGGAATGGTTAGCAGGAAACAGAATCATAGGAACTACGGCAGAAAGACCTAGTGCTAGTTTACAAAGTGTTGGTGGTTGGAAAGAAGTTGGCAGGACTACGTTAGGATCAAATGGAGATGATGTTACTGTTAGTAGTCTTGCAGATAAAAGATATTNNATGNTTTTAACTCATANTNNAGATTCTGGACAAACTAATGTAAAATATAATTTTAATTCAGATTCAGGTAGTAATTATTCTAAAAGACAATCAATAAACGGTGGTTCAGATTCAACAGGAACTTCTCAAACTAATACAGAAATAGTACAAGATTATGCTGATGATGATAGATTCCAAGTATCATATATTGCAAATCTTGCAGGGAGAGAGAAATTATGGATGAATTGGGCAGTAGAAAGAGGAGATAATTCAGGTGCAGGAAATGTACCTGCAAGTGTAGAAACATCAGCAAAATGGTCTAACACAAGTAATACAATAAGTGCAGTTAATGTTTTTAACGATAGAACAGGAGATTTTACAAGTGGTTCAGAAGTCGTTGTATTGGGCTACGATCCTGACGATACTCATACAGATAATTTCTGGGAAGAATTATCTAGTGTTACTACAACATCATCAGGAACAATTTCTAGTGGAACAATTACTGCCAAGAAGTATCTAATGTATCAAATAATTGGTAAGAAAGCAAGTGGTACAGGAACTGAATCAGCTCGTTTTCGATTTAACGGAGATACAGGCTCTAACTATGCACAGAGAAATGCTATCAATGGAACTCACTATAATTCTGCAAGTCAATCATCTGCAAACATAGGTGGAGATGGAAACACAGCAGGAGAAATGACTATGTATACAGGATTTATAATTAACAATGCAAGTACAGAGAAGTTATGGCTAGGTTTTTCTGCTTTTGGAAATTCAACAGGAAACAATATTGGAAACAAAGGAAAGATTTTTGATAAATGGGCTAATACTTCTAATCAGATTACTTCTATTGAGTGTATGGGTACTACTTTTGATGCAGGTGCAAAAATGACAATATGGGGTAGCGACTGATGGTTTGGAGTAAACTAAGTTCTACAACTTTGACAACAACAGGAGATTCAATAGATAGTGGAACTATAACTGCTAGTACATTCAATATAATTATTGGTCATGTAATTTCATCAAGTACCGACATTAACAGATTGTCAAGATTTAACGGAGATACAGCAAATAATTATCAAAACAGATACAGCAGTAANGGNGGANCAGATGCAACTTCAACATCAGGNNCAACAATGTTTACAAACAGTACAGGNGCTCAGTATAATGANTTTGGTGTAGCATTTTTTGCAGATGTTTCTGGAGAAGAAAAAATGTTGATAAGTCATGCAGTAGGAGATAGTGCAAGTACAGGAGCAGGAACAGCACCTGATAGGAGAGAAACAATTTCAAAGTGGACAGGAACAGCAGATGTAACTGTAGTTAATGGATTAAATTCAGATGTAGGAGATTATATTGCAGATTCAAATGTTATGATAATGGGTAGTGACGGTACAGAAGCATTAGACGTTCAAGACGGTGCAATCTACTATGATACTGACCTAAACAAAGAGTACGTCTTATACAACAACACCTGGACAGAGGTATAATGGCAAGGGCCAAGAACGGCACAAGGATGGCTTACATATCCTTGATGAACGAGGAGAAAGAAAGCACATGGATTACAGGACACTACAACGGATTCATTGATACCGTTACGGAATTTACAGTAGATACATTACTGACAGAATCAGGTACGGTATTGCAAACTGAGGCAGCAGCAAACATTGAACTTGATGAGGCAGAGCCATTGACAGACTCTGAGGTTTTCAGCATATCATTTGTTGCAGACGACAGACCAACTCCTATCCAAACGGTAGGAGAATTTAAGGTTGGCTAGTCCAATCCTAGAACGTCTTTAACTTGGCCCTGTAAAACAGGATTATCTGTTAGTTCATCTAGCTTTGCCTGAATGTGTTTCTTGTATAATATTATCATTTCCTGCATTGAAACCATAGTTTCAGCATCTTTTTCTATCCTAGTCATATCTTTTAATTTTTCTGACCTTGATATCTTGTTCATGATTAATACTTCTCTTTGTTTTCAATAAGGGAAGTTAAATATGCTAGACCAAATTGACAGTTATTTCAACAAGCCTAAGACTCTACATGAGACAGCAGAAGGCTTGTCACATCATATCAAAATCAATGCAGATTCATGGGGATTTACCCTATGGGATGGCAAAGATGTATCATTTAACCCTACCAATATTGTTCAAGAGAATGAGAAATTACTTCTTGAGGTACAAAACGATTTAGTTAACAACCGTATTACCACAGCAAGACCAAAGAAATTTGAAGCTATGGATAACGTCATACTGTTACAGGGAATACGAGAATCAATAGACAGGGATCTTGGAACGTCAAGTACGTCATTGGACTATTGCAGTATTGGCTCTAGTTCAACTTCTGAGGCAGAATCACAGACAGACTTGCAAGCAGAATTTACTGACTCTGCATATGCAAGAAAAAGATTTTCAACAATAGGTTCACGATCAAGAGTCAATCAAACTATGAAACTAGGTATGCTATGGGATGATACGAGTTTTGATTCTACACCAAAAACTATCAAGGAATCAGGTGTTCATTGGGCATCAACAGGAACTACTAAATGCCATGCAAGAGTTGTGTCAACTGACTTTGTATTAGATGCAGGAGATCTCTTTGTGGTCCAGATTAACGAACTGCAAGAGAACGGAACACTTTGACAGCAAAGACAGGCAGTTGGGCAGGTCTTACTGTATCAGCAGGAAATCTGGATGGAACTACATATGGTCAGGGAACTTCATTTCCTAGCACATGGGATGTAACAAGATTATTTTGGCGTTCTGATCTAAAGAGATTATACTATAACAAAGGCACATCAGGTTCTCCGTTATGGGAGGGAGCAGACGTTCCTGTCGGAACAATCAATATGTATGCAGGAGCAGCAGCAGATATTCCTTCAGGTTGGTTGCTTTGTGATGGCTCAGCAGTATCAAGAACTACATATGCCCAACTCTATGCAGTAATAGATTCAGAGTATGGAGCAGGTAACGGCTCATCAACATTCAATTTGCCTAACTTTGTAACAAGCAACAAGTTTCCTAGAGCAGCAACAAATGATGCAGGCAGAGGAACAACAGGAGGAGCTTCAGATGTTACATTGACATCAGCACAATCAGGATTGCCTGCACATACTCACGGTGTTACAGATCCAGGTCATAGTCATGGAGCAAACTCAGGTGGCAACTCTACATACTCAGGCAGTTTATTTAGAAACCATAGTTCAGGTGGTACAACAATTACAACAAATGATGCAACTACAGGGATTTCAATTCAAAATAATACTACTGCTGATGCAAGTTCATCACATGAGAACAAGCCACCATTCCTAGACGTACACTTTATAATCGCAGTATAGAGATTCCGTAACGGATAAATATATCTAAGTTATACTAATTATGTGTTAAAAAGTAAAATTATACGTTTACACAAGCAAGGTTATAAAAATATGACAATAGTAAAAAAACTAAATGCCTCTACATCTCACGTATATGAGACTTTATCAAAGAAAAAATGTGTTAAGAAACCTCATAGAATCACTTCTAATGAGTATAAACATATATTAAAAATTAGAAATGGCAAGAGGTAAACAATCAGGAATAGCCTTTGGTCAGAGAACCAAACAAAAGGGCCAATCAGATTTGGATCAGCTAATCAGGCTAAAACAGTTTTTAAAGGAAAGGTTTCATATGGATTTCAAGAGGGAATGGTACTGTGGATTTGACAAAGAATATGGAAACCTATGCAGAATTAGTGAACAAGTTGGTCGTAAAGAACTCGAACGATTTAGATGGAAAAACCCTGACCTCCTATGTCATGATAGAGAGTACGGAATTATTATCGTTGAGCTTGACGGTTCAATCCATGATAGAAAGGTTAGAAAAACAGAAGAAAGAAATGAACTCTTTAGAGGAGCAGGTATCAAGCTTGTCGTACTCAATATTGCAGATATTAAAGAGTGCGGAGAAACAGTTATAGGTAGGTTGGAGAATAATATGTTAGATCTAATACATGGCAAAAAACAATAATTGTAAGGGTTGTAACAAGGAACTAGAGTGGTACAGAGGTCGCCCTAAAGATTGGTGTGCCAAATGTCTGTATGTTGATACCCTTAGAAGAGGCAGGGAATATTACCATAAAAACAGAAAAGCAAAACTAGATTATCAAAAAAGAAGACGATTAAATAAAAAGAAACAGTAAACTTTATAAGTACGGTACGGTACTTTATATTGTGGTAAAGATCTGTCATGATCTATGTACTGATTTAAAGTGCGAAAAAACCACAAGGCCCATCTACGACAACCACAGACGTTGTACGAAATGCGAGGTATATTATGAAAAACATATTACAGTATGTCCTTGCTGTGGAAATACCACAAGGTCCAAGCCACACAACTCAATCAACAGAGCAAGATATAATAACAAGACTATACGTATAGATAATCGTGAGACACGATACCTACATTCCTCAATGTTACGAACTTGACTTTGTAAGATTTAAAGAGAAATGGGGTAAACTTACATCAAGAGAGATGTGTTATTTAATTAGAAAATCACTAAATACTAAAAGATCAAAAAAGAAAAGAAAGGCTAGAAAAGAATGACTTCGTTTGTAGATAAGGATGGAGAGACTTGTAACCTTTTAAAACTTGCAGAACTTCGACCAATAAATGAGAATGACGGAAACGTACTGCTGCAAACAATAATAGCAGGACAATCAGAGATAGAGCATTATGCACAGCTTGTAATTTACAAATGTCCAAACTGTACGCATGAAAAACAATGGCACTACCCAGAGGACTTTGCTGATTGGAGAGACATACCAAAAAAGCACAGATGTGACAGATGCAACTTGGAATGTTTTGAGAAACAAGTAACTAAGGGCCAACTACGCAAAGTCCTAATGACAGAACAGGGAGAGGCAAATCCAATACACCTTACAGGATTTATCTATGGAGACGACATAGTACAGATACAGCCAGGAACTAAGTTAAACCTACGTGGAACTTTGAGGTCAAGAAAAAGAACTGCAAAGGACCTGACATATCACAGGTTCTTTGACATTAGTCAATACAATTTTACAGATGAGAAACCTATCATACCAACTGAGGAGGAGATACAGCAGTTCAAGGACTTGGACAAGACAGAAGTCATAAAGTCATTTGCTCCGCACATCAGAAATATGTACCTGATCAAGGAAGGACTACTATTGACCTGTCTAGGTGGGGTACAAACCGATACTGCAAGGGGAGACATCAACACGTTGCTGCTAGGAGATCCTGGTTTAGCCAAGACTCAGTTGCTCAAATTCGTTACGGAAATTGTAAAGAAATCAGACTACGTAAGTGGGAAATCAGCAAGCGGAGCAGGGTTATTCGGTGGGGTTGACAATTTATCAGACGGAACTCGTATTGCAAAGCCTGGATCAGTTACGCTGTGCAACGGTGGGGTTGCAGCACTAGACGAGATTGAGAAGATGAACGAGACAGACAGGACATACTGCCATGAGATAATGGAGTCTCAACAGTTCAGCTTGAGAAAGATTGGCATAGACATTACATGGGAGGTCAAGGTGTCTATAATTGCAGCAGGCAATCCAAAGAAAAGCAGATGGAATCCAGAACTGTCAATCAATGAGAACATCAATCTACCTGACTCTTTGCTGTCAAGATTCGGATTGGTATTTCTTGTAAGAGACATTCCAAGCATGGATGATGATTTGGCAATAGCAAAGCATATCATGAAAGTAAGAAGAGGAGAGGTAACTACAGCACTTGACAAGGAACAGATGATGAAGTTTGTAAACTATGCAAAGACTTTGAGTCCTGTAATACCTGACGATGTTGATGACGTACTTACAAAATGGTGGTCAGAGCTCAGACAGGTAAAGCAAAAAGACGAGTCGTTGTCAGTTGACATCAGAACATATGAGGACTTGTGCAGATTGACTCATGCTTATACAAGATTGGAATTGGAAGAGGTATCAACAAAGGACCATGCAAGCAGGGCAATCAAGATGCTAAACGACTCTTTACAGACATTGGGTATGAGTACACCAGGAGAAAGAAACACAAGCATGATAGAGCATATGGACAAGCCAACTTACATCAGATATGTATTTACCAATCCTGTCACACACGCCCAAGCAGTTGCAAAACTTATGGAGAGAAATATGTGGTTCTCAACTGAGGAAAAGGCAGAGGCAGAGATTGACAAACTATTAAATAAAACAAACTCTCTTATGGAGTCAGGAGGTAAATTGACATGGGTTTAAAATTCTTTGATTTGTTTGCAGGCATTGGCGGATTCAGATTGGGTATGGAAAGAGCAGGTCATCAATGTGTAGGATCATGCGAATGGGATAAGTATGCTAGAGAAACATATAAAAATAACTTTGGTTCATATCCTGAATATGATGATGCCAAAGATTTGCAACCAAAATCACTCCCCTACTTTGATGTGCTTTGTGCAGGATTCCCTTGCCAAGCTTTTAGTATCGCAGGAAAACGATTGGGATTTGAAGATACAAGAGGCACTATCTTTTTTGAAATTGCTCGGATTGCAAAAGAAAAAAGACCACCTTATCTATTCCTTGAGAACGTTAGAGGCTTACTCTCTCACGACAAAGGAAGAACGTTTGACACAATCATCTCCACGCTTGATGAGATGGGGTATGATGCAGAATGGCAAGTGCTTAACAGCAAATATTTCGTTCCACAAAACAGGGAACGTATCTTCATTGTCGGACATCTTAGAGACAGACATACCCGACAAATATTTCCTCTCGGAGACTTCGACTCAGAAACTAATCAATCGAAATCTAAAGAAAAAGTTGGAGTAGTAAATGACAAGGGTACTCTTAGAGGTGTAGAAAACTCAACTTGTATAGATTCTAACTATTGGAAAGGATGTGACAACCATGCACAAAGAACATTAATCTACACAGCACAAGTAAATCAAAACATGAAACAAAAGGTACAGACTAGGGATAACACTTGGACATTATCAACGAGTGCCAATGACTTTGGAGTTATGGAGGGCCAGAAAATAAGAAGATTGACACCAAAGGAATGTGAAAGGCTACAGGGATTCCCTGATAATTGGACAATAGGCAGCGACACACAAAGATACAAACAATGCGGTAATGCCGTTACTGTTCCTGTAGTGGAATATATTGCAAGGGAATTGAAAATTGGGTAAGCTAGCAGATGCAATAAAGGAATACAAGACATCTCCTATCAATAGTCCTGCCGAACGTGAAGCAAAGGAAATCATTACACAGATAACAGAATCAGAATGGTGGGCAACTCAGGTAGGTACAAAATTCAAATGGCCCAAGAAGTATGACAACAAGAAGCAGCAGTTTGGATTCAGAGAACCACAGTTTGTATTCATTGGTAATTTTATATTTGCTAGGCATGAGTTTTGTCCAAGATGTAGGTTGTATAAGGGTTTATTAACTTACACTAACGGACAAATAGTGTATGCGAAACCTTACAACAAGTGAGATACAATCAAGGTTTGACCGTCACGCAAAACTGCACAGGTTTGAAGTTGACGAATTATTTAAAAATATAAAACACAAGCCGTTTACTGAGATTCAATACAGATACCTGGAGATAGGAATCAGGCATCAGTTCATCTATGACATAGAGACATCAGACTTTGATCCTGAACAGAACTTTATCATATGCTATGTTGGAATACTAAGAGATATAGTTACAGAGAAAATAGAACACGTACAGGACTCAATAACCAAACAGGACATAAAAAAGGCAGTATCACAAAGCACGTTTGACTTTGACAAAAGATTATTGACCACATTGTCACATAATATGAAGCAGGCACATCACGTAGTAGGACACTATTCCACAAAATTTGACAATCCATACTTTAGATCAAGATGCCTGTTGACAAAGCAGCAGGAACTCATACCTCATTACGGCTATCAGTTCTATGGAGACACATGGAGAATGATGAAAACTACCATGAAAGCCAAGCGTAACACATTGAAGAACTTTATCAGACAGACGACAGGTAATGACGAGAAAACCTTTGTAGATTTAAAGTATTGGTATATCACACACTTTAAAGACCACAAATTATGGAAAAAGAGCATGGATTACATCATAGATCATTGTGTAAAGGATGTCAAAATGACATATGAGGGGTTGCAAAAGGCAGAACAGTTCAACAACATAGGCAGGGCAAAGGCATGATGGGGTTATGTCATTATTGTTGGAGCAGCAACAAATTGATTACTTTAAACAACAAAGGAGAAAATAGATGTGAGTCATGTCACGACAGGGAGTCTTATAAATGCGAATCCACGTAGAGGAAGGAGACGAAGCTTATGCAGAGTTTCATACTCATGACGGAACTACAGAGTTATGGCTAGGCGGACACTTAACAATATGGGGTTTGTTTGACACTTTGATACATGAGGGATTGCATGAGGCTATTGAAGATAATACTGATCAACCGACTACAGAAAAACAGGACCATTGGGTAATACAAAGATTATGTTTCAACTGAGGAATGAGCAATAAGAATTATGTCGCAGGAAGGAATTTTGAATATCGCATCGTCAGATACCTCGTTGCTAAAGGGTACTATGTGGTTCGATCGTATGCGAGCAAAGGAACATTCGATTTGGTTGGCGTGCCTCCTAAGTCATCCAGGCTTTCTAGTGCGTTGCTCATACAAGCAAAATACTCAAGGAAGGGTAAAGGTTACATACATCCTGAGGAAAAAGCCAGATTGGCAACAGCTAGTAGAAGATACAAAGCTCACAGTTGCATCGTTTATAACGAGAAGCGAAAACTTAAATGGAAGCTAGTCAATCCATATTATTATGTCAGAGGAAAATAGATTCATAGACAAGACGACATCTCTAAAGACAGTAGAGAGAGTAAAGTTTAGTCTAAAAAATTTCAGCAAGGGTTCTAAGATAGAAATATCATGGGCCTTTAACCCTGAAGACTCTATGCACGTTGATCAATTCCTAGAAACTGATCCAGACAAGAATAACATACTAACTGCTTTGCAAGGATTCAAGACAATGTGTGAGAACAACTTAGGTGTTAAAATCTTAACAGACGAAGAGTAACACTTAAATTTATCTTTTTTTTATACTACACAATGATTACCAAGAAAGAGGGTGCTGAAGATAGTTGCCCTTCGTGTCGTCAACTCCTTGTTTGTAGAACAACACAATACAAGGACAATCCGCCAAAACTACAATGGCAGTACAAGGACAGAGAAGAAGCTCATTTTAGCTTTGACTTTAAGACACAGAAATCGGCTTGCAAGGAATCATCTGATGGTCCTAAGGCAAGCACAACATCTTCAGTAACCACAGAAATAGATCTAACAAAATTAGGTTTATCACAAGACGTAGTAGATGCAATCTATGCAGGAGCAGCAGATATAGCTGCAAGACAGATAGTTGCTCATAAAGCTGTAATAGATATGTGTGATAAAGCAGGTATAACTGCAAAACCTGAAATTGGTATGCATTTTAATCAATGCATGGAAACTAGAAGATCTGAGTAATAGTATATAACGGTTTATATACTAAAACTCTACTTTTTTTATTATGAATGAGGAAGCAAACATTCTTATAGATCAAATTTCCAAAATCTCAAACGGCATCAAATCAGAACTCAAGCCATTAATTATCAAACTATCAAGAAACATAGCACAGAACATAGACCATCCTGAGATAAAGGTCATGGCTAAGAATCTGGGAATCGAAGAACCCAAGCTTACTGACATAGCCAGGATCATGAACAGAATCAGGGAGAAGCAGAGATGGGCATTTGGACAAACTGCCATGTATGACTATATCGAGCCAAAGTTCAAGGATGGAAAGAAAGACGTACTAGGCAACAACAACGTGGTAAGACTTACAGATAACAAGATAGAGGAATTGGTAGAATCCTACATAGCAGACAACGTGGACATTGTAGATGAGCAGATAAAGGCATTGAAAAAGCTGTCAACACCTGCCAAAGACATCATAACAAAGGCAAGAAAGGAGGACATGGAGCAGTACACATGGAAGTGTCATTTGGCAAATGAACTGGCCCTGCTTGCAATCAAGATGGAAAATGAGCATTGTGCAGTATCAAAGAGAGAAGTCATAGACGGCAAGGTAATACCAGGAGGACAGCCACTACATCAGCATGACGACAAACTGTGCAAGGAATATGCAAAGAGGACTAAACTAGTAAGAGACAGCAGATTTGCTACGGATATCAACTCGTATGAGGCAATCATAGTAGCCTGCAACACAACTGACTCGCTAAAGCACGCAATAGCAGGAGAGTGGGAGTTTAAGACGGTATGGGAAATCAGAAAAGACGAGGCAGAGTGCAGGGAATGTATCAAGGAAAGATGTGAGACAGAGAAATGTACTCATGAATGTCACAGGGTAGTAAGACCAATGACAACAAAGGGATTAAAGTATGCAATCAAGACCAATGAGGACCTGAAGAATCTGGATAAGAGAATCAAGATGCTTACAGAGGTAGAGAATGACATATGCAGATTGGGCAAGATACTCATAGAGAACCCAAAGACTAAGAATAAACTAGGGCCAACAGAGATAAAGAAGCTGATGTATAACCATGTGGACAGGGAGGAATGTTTACAATGTGACTTATTTTTAGAAAAGAACCCAGACTTTTTTGAGAAGATGAAATGAACAGGACAATGAAGATATTAGACTCATTGGAGCAAGTCAACATGAAGATAGACGACATAAAGTCAATGCTTGAGGTCCTAGAACCTACAGATATATATGAGGAAGAAGCAAAGCAGGCTTTCACTAATGTTTTAAACAGATACATAGCAATTAAGAAATCCCTTGAAAGGTCTCTAAAAAAAGAAGGGGGGGGTGGTACAGATTCGTGTCTGAATGGAAAATGTGCTGCTGATTCTGCCTGGTAAGAAAAAGGAAAAAATTTTCTACCTACTATATAACATTAAAGTGTCAAATTTCTGGAAAATTCGTAATTTACGGTACGGGTACGGTACTTAAATAATAATAATAGTATGCTTTGTTTCCATACTATCAATACCATTCATACCATTTTAGTATATAAAGCCAAAACCCTATTTAAAGGGGAGTAAAAGTGGTCTTTATATACTCATATACACTCATATTTCGAGCTTTAGCTAATTCCTAATATAAATGTTTAATTCCAGGCGTAAAAAAATTAAAAGTCGTTTTCTAGTCTTATCGTTTTGATAAATAATATAGCTTGTTTTGATTTACCCTCTAAAATTAAACTTTGTATATGCATTAAATCCTTTTTGTCTTTTTGATTCATTTCAAAGACTCCAAAAATTTAGATTTACCTCTTCCATGAATAAACCAAACACGAGCTGTAATAGTATCATCATAAGTGATGCAATCATTACAATAATTTTCATGACATGATTTTTTATTTTTTGAAGTCGATGCTTTACAATTAGATTCTGATTTTTTGTTTGTAATGTAAGAAAGTTGAATCTTTAGATTTTTACAGTAATTGAAAAATCCAGGAGAAATAACAGATTTATTTTTTACACTAAGTATAATATTTAGATTGTCGGGTTTCTTGTTTCCTAAACTTAAAAATCTGAATAACTCGTTTTGGTTTCTTGTAGTCATCCAAAACTTTGAATCCGAAGAATTACACAAAGCGAAAATATTAGAAAGCTGAATTTGTGCAAGATCTGTATTATTATAAACAATGTCTCCATCTGAAAATATTCTTAACTGTGGATGGTTTAATCTGAATAATTCAGCTTTCATANGTTTTACAAATCTGCAAGAGCTGATTAAATTAGAATTTCTATTTAATTTTAATTGGTATTGATGATTTATTTTTTCTTGCCCAAATTCATTATAACACCAATCAGAAGCATGACATCCATTTATACAATTAGATTTTACTCTTGACACGTCAAAAGTATATCCTACTTTTTGATTAAATGACAATATCCTAGAGTTAGTGTTCAATAGTTTTCTTTCGTGCGTATTTATTTAAAAGGTTTTGTCAATAATGTTTAATCAAATAGCAAATGGCCCATGATCCTACAGTTTATTAATGTGTCTAATAATTTGGTTTTATGGTTTACGAAGTAAAAGTGTTCCCAAGTAAAACAAGTTCTAAAACGTGTCACGCTGTAGTCGTTTTAGATGGTGTTGCTTGTGCTTGCTCTTGTCAATCATGGTTTTTTAAAAATATTCCATGCTACAGAATGAATCAAATTGGAGTTGCTGGATAATGCAACTAATCACTTTTTTATTTATTGAGTCATTTGTTAATCGTTTAGACTTTGACAATTTAGAATTTAAAAAACAATGTGAGGATTTATTGAAATGAAAGATTTAAAAAATAAAAAATTAAGAATGTTTGATACACATCCAAATAAAAAACATGAATTTTTAAAAGGTATTTGTAAATA